CTCGTCTTCATTTGTTTCATCAACTTCATCTTCTTTAATTATATGTTTATTAAATTTCTCAATTTCTTCCTCGCGTTCGATAGTATATTTACACTCACGTTCTACAACATTTGCTATATCTAATAGTTTTTTTTTCAATTCTTCAATATCAACACCTGTAATAAATTCACTATTATTAGGTACTAAAAACTTTTGGTAATAATTTTTCATACATTTCTCAATTACTTCACAATTATATGTATATAATACCATTAACACCTTACAAAATGGATTTGAAGTTCTAAAACCTGAAACTCTATTTGTTATATCAGACGATATACCTACTTTTATTCTATTTATTTCTTCATCTCCATAAACAATTTTCATATCAATTAAATAAACACAATTTCCTTTCTTTAATTTATATAATTCTTTCCTTCGTAAGTAATACTGATGATTTAAATGAATTTTATTATATTTTTTCGATAATTCTTTATTACTATTATCATATTTTTGAATTAAATTTTCAGCATTTTCAAGTTTATCTTCAAGTTCTTTGATAATCTCTTTGTATTTTTCATCAATTTCATCATCAGTTTTTTCTTTTTCTATTTCAACATTACCAATAAAAATAAGTTCTCTTAACCATTTAGAAACTTGTAATGAAAAATCGGGGCAACACCATTGTGCTAAATTTAATCCTAAATCAGGATGAACCCATGTGCCTTGATCATATTTTGAATTATTTCCTTTATATATTTCTATAAGTTTAGTTGCGCGATTATGAGCATCACTTTTATTTAATTTATTTTCAAGAACTTTATGAAAATCTTTAGTTTCTTTTGTTCTCAACCAATTATTAACTCTTTTTCCAACCGCCTTACATAATCCAGTAGCATAAATATACCCATCTTCCCTTAAAGGAATAATAAATTCAGTACCATTTTCTAAAACCAATTTACATTGGAATATATCTTCAATCTTTTCAAAAGTTCTTGTTGTCATATTTGAATTTTTTAAAAATATAATTAAAAAAATTCATTTTTATTTTTTAAGATTTATATAAAAATATATATAAAATATATAATCAATTTTCTTTAAAACAAAATATATATTTTTTTTGATAATTTTTTTTTTTCTTGTTTATTATAAAAAAAATGTCTGCATTAACTTCTTCAAATGTTACTTCTGGTTTTATTGATTTAGCCACTTTCGACGAAATCGAAAAATATATGTATGGTGGTCCCGATGCCACTGCTTACTTTGTCCGTGAGACACGTAAATCAACTTGGTTTACCCAGGTTCCCGTCGTTCTTACTAAAGCAAGTGGTACACCAGCCTTTAACCAAGACTGGGCAGTGTCTATTTCCCGTGCAGGAGATTATCTTCTTCAATCATGGTTGAGATTGACTACTCCTTCAGTTACTTTGACTTCAGTTGCAGGAGTTGGAAACAAGTCTATTAGATGGACAAGAAACTTTATGCACAGTATTATCAAAGAATGCAATATTACCTTCAACGATTTGGTAGCTGCTAGATTTGATAACTACCATCTTGATTTCTGGGCTGCCTTTACTGTCCCAGCAAGCAAGAGAAACGGATATGACAATATGGTTGGAAACGTTGCTGACTTGATCGAACCCCATGCTGCTGGAGTTGCAATTCCTTCTTACACTTTGAACTTGCCTCTTCCTTTCTTCTATGGACGTGATTCCGGAGTTGCTCTACCAACTGCCGCTCTTCCTTACAATGAAATGAGAATCAACTTCAGTTTCCGTGATTGGACTGAATTGTTGGTTTTGAGCACTGCTGATTCTGGAATCAACAGCGTTCAACTAACTTCTGATGGTGCTCAACTTGTCGGAGGAGTTCCAGTTCTTGGATCTTGTCAAGTCTGGGCGAACTACGCCATCGTTTCTAACGATGAACGTAAACGTATGGCTTGTGCTCCCAGGGACATTCTCGTTGAACAGGTCCAGACGGCCCCAAGATCGACTTTTACCCCTGCAACTAACGCGGCACAATCCTTTGATATTCGTTTCTCACACGCCATCAAAGCTTTGTTCTTCGCTGTTCGTAATACCACCTGCAAGTCTGAATGGTCTAACTATTCTACTGCATCCCCCACCGTTGTTCTTTCTGGATCAACCCCTGTTATTTCTTTCTACCCTGATGCTGGAGCCGCTGATCCCATTCTTCAAACTTCTATCATCTACGAAAACACTAACAGATTATCTCAAATGGGATCTGACTACTTTTCTCTAGTCAACCCTTACTACCACGCTCCTACGGTTCCTGATTTTATCGGATACCACAGCTACTCATATTCCCTTGACTTCATGTCTTTGGATCCTATGGGATCAACGAACTACGGAAAGTTAACCAATGTCAGCATCGTACCAGAAGCATCTGCTACTGCTATTCTTGCTGCTGTTGGTAGTGGAGCTGTAGATTCTGGATATTACCAAGCTCAAACCTACGAATTCGTAATCACTTGTGTAAACAACAATATCATTCGAGTTTCAGGAGGTGCTTTAGGCTTCCCTGTACTTTGAAGACCCTGTTTTTGTGGTTCAAAAAATATTTTACAATTTCAAAAATTTTTATACAAACAATTGTATAAAAATTTTCAAATTAAGATAGGAATAAATTTCCCCCCCTTCCATTTATCATTATATACTTATTCTTTACACATTTTGTATTTCTTTTCAAGTTCGCTATATCTTTGAGAAAGTTCATTATATTTTTCTAAAATTTTATTATATTTTAATTTATAATCATTATCATCCAGAAGTCTTTGTATTATATTAACAAAATCTTTAAGAGTTGAAGGTGTTTTGTAGATTTCTTTTTGAACTTTGAAAGGATGTCTATATACTTGTAATAAACCATGTAGAATATCTTCAATTGGTTTACCAGATACTTCAAAAGTATCTAAAATTCTAAATTGTTCATATTGAGATTCAGAAGAAATATGTTTAGATAATCTATCATCAAACTTCGAATCACTAAAACCTACTTTAATTAAACCATTATTATCAACACTTCCAATATAAGCAACATATATAACAGGGTTATTTGAATTTTTACACCAATCATAAACACTTTCAATTTCTTGTGCTTCTTTATCAAAGTTATTTGAATTTAATAACTGACTTAATGGTCTATTATTTTCTAAAATAAATTTATACTTATTTTCAAGAGTAAAACTACCAGTTTTACGAATAGATGGTAATATATCTTGATATACAGCTTTTTGAAAAATTTTAGCATTTGGTTTATTTGACCTCATTATCATGTAATATAAACCAGATTCGTTAACAACCTGCATTTGTTGCTGTCTACCGATGGAGTCCATAAAATGGACATCATCTTTTTTCATATAATCATCCATCTTAGAATATACATTTTTATAATTTGTTAATTCTAAAATATCAGCTATGTCTTTAACTACAAATAATGGTTTATCATATGTTCCTGCAGTTCTAATTTGTTTATTATCAAAAGTAAAAACTTTTAGAAATCCTTCATTTATTTCGTTATTTTCAATTATTTCTGTATTTTCTTCAATCATTTTTATATCCTCGTCAAAATCATCATGAAGTTTCAAAAGTTCATCTTTTTTTAGATTGTTATAACAAGTTAAACCTCTTTCTTTAGCAAGAGATTTTAGTTCTTTTACATTTAGATCTTTGTGTTCTTTTTTATTTTCTACATAAATTGAATTTCGTTCATTTTCTTCTAAAACTTTAACTAATTCATCTTTAGAATGAATATGTGCGTTTTTAATATTTTTTTCTTTACAAAGTCTTCTTAATTCAGGAACATTAGTAAAACGGTAATCAATATCATCGGTTATATCTATATTTTCATAATCTTTGCACCAAATATTTTCCTTTCTTCTATCTACCATTTTTAACATTCTTTCTAATAAAGTTTTAACAGCAATAGTATTTCTAACACCTAAAGTCATTCCATATTTAATAGCTTCATCACCAAGTTTCTTGTATGATAAATTTTTCCATGAGTCAATTATTTCTTCTTTGTTAGGTGTTTTAATAATTTCAAGATACTCATTATATTCTTTTTTAGGTTCTAAACGATGGACTACATATTGTTCATTATCAATATGTTCTGGATTCTTTTGAATAAATTCAAAAGTTGCAATCCAATTATTAATAGTACCAGCGGAAATAGAACCACCGCCACCTCTCATACTACTTCCATTAAATAATCTTGCTAATGATTGATCTCCAATACAATTTTTACCTTCAATTAAGAATTCATATCTTATATTTAATTTATTTGCTTCTTTACAAAAGTTCTGTGGATTTACTGTTCGTCGAATTGTCATGTTTTATTATTTTATAGAATTCATATCTTTAAATATCATTTTTAAATTTAGTTTTTAAACTTATTATAAGTTTAAAAACAATTTTACAATTTCTTCTTTTATTCTTGTCTACATAAAACAAAATTATTAAAAATAGTAGCATATGAACAAATCAAATCAAACCATATGAATGTATTGACATAATATGGAGTTATATTACTACAGTCTTTCCAAAATATAATAGAACCTATAATCACCCAAAATATATTAAATATATAAGTTATGTATAAAATATAATAAGGGTATAAATTATCAGAACTTAGAACTATATTTATATACACCAATAAAATAATAAAAAAAGATAATGAAGACTTTACAATTAACCAAATAGGTATACTAATATTTAGAATCGATGTCTCACATATAATATCATTCATGTAATAAATCCCGACATACATCTCATATATTGGGATGATAGTTATTATTAATATACATGAAAATGATAATAAAACAAAAAGATAAAAATTATATATACTTGTCATTTTTGAAATTTAAAGTTCATATTAAAAACAAATTCATTTTTATATTTAAATCAATTGATGTTATAATATTAAGATATGAAATATAAAAAAAATATACCAAAAGCATTACGACAACAAGTATGGTTAAATTACAATGGTCGTAAGTTTGAGAGTAAATGTAATATAAAATGGTGTCTAAATATTATTTCTGTATTTGATTACCATGTTGGTCATAATATACCAGAATCTAAAGGTGGTTGTATTAACATAGATAATTTACAACCCATATGTGCAAATTGTAATTTGTCAATGTCTACAAAAACGATAGATCAATGGAATGATATGTATAAATACAATAAAAAATCGTTTTGTGAAAGAATATTTAATTTTTTTTCTAATTAACAATGAAACAACTTTTCAGAAAAATTGAAGATTAAGAAAAGTCATCAAAATATTTTTTAACTTCATAAATTTTTGGTCTTGTATCTTTATCACTAATAAGTTTCAAAATTATATCTTTTATTTTAATATTCTCAATTTTATCTAATATTTGAGGAGGTGTTTTATTTGTGACTTTTATATATATTTGCATTATATTATCACATTCAGAATATGGTTCTTCATTTGCGAATATTGATAATACACACATTCCTAGTGCATATACATCAACACCTTTATCGTATTCACCTGAATATAGTTCAGGAGCCATATATTCAGGTGTTCCTAAGCATGTATTTGCTTTTATTTCTGAGTTGAATTTTTTTGATAAACCAAAATCACCTATACATATATTTCCTGTATTACTATCAATAAATATATTTGTAAGTTTTAAATCACGATGAACTATTTCTTGAGAATGTAAATATAAGATTCCATTTATTATTTGTTTAATCCATCTAATTTTATTTTCTGTATTTATACATACATAATATTTTTCAATAAATTTTTTCAGATTATACGAAAATAATGGGACTATAAAAACAACCTGTTTTTTTTCTTTGTTATACCATACATCTATTATATTTATTATATTCTGATGATTTATATTTTTTAATATTTGTATTTCATTATATATTCTAATCTTATCTTCTTTTTTTAAATAACTAATATCAATCGTATTATATGCTACTTCTGTCATATTTTTTATATTTAGAGCTTTATACACAATTTTTGACGACCCTTCGCCTACAATTTCGTTTATTTTTGCGTATTTTCCACATGGAGATATTTCAACCACGGTTTCATTAAATTTTTCGTCATCGTCGATGAAACTTTTATTCATTTATTATAAATATTTATTAAAAAATTTTATTTTTTCATTTTTAAACTGAATTTTCAGGTTCATTTTTATCAATAATTTCTTCTTGAATTTCTTGTTGAGCTTGAGTATTTTTATTTAAATAAAAGTTTATAGCCTTCACAATGTCATCATAAGGCATAAATTCTCGTTGTATCTTATTATTATTTAGTAACTTTCCTACAATTTCGAATTTCTTATTATCAAACGACAAAATAACTATAGATTTTATATTTAATATATTTTGGTCTTTAAGAATAAAAGGTTTTCTTGTTTTAGAATCAATGAAATATATATCATACTCAAATTTGTCAGATAAAAAATTTATTAATTCACTATCAACAACATCAGGTAGTTGTGGTTGTGTGAAATTATTTTTTGCTATGTTAATTATAATATCTAATAATATTAGGATGTTCTTTTTTATAAAATCACCTTTTTCTTTACCTATTTCATCAAAAATATCGTTATAACTTGTATATTTAATTGTTTCTTTGAGTAAGATATTTCTAAATGTCTCAATCGAATTATTAGTCCATTTTTTTAAGATAATATTGTAAATTTTTTTGAACCCTTCTAATGGAACTATCTCGGTAATTAACTTATAAAGTTCAATAGAATCTTCGTCAATTAGTAATTTGTTCATAATAAATTTAACATCTTTATCAACTTCATCCAAATCTTCGTTTAAGAATCCGTATAATTGTTCTAACTTATTATAAGTAAAATCATTGAAAAGTTTGTTAAATAATTTAAATTTATCTGTTTCTGAATACATATTAAAAATATAATCTTTAAAGTCGTGGATTTGTTTAATTTTCTCATTTTCGTCTGTATTAATGATGAATTTTTTTGAACATGCGTATAATATAGAATTGAATATGCTCAAAATATCGTTATTTATTGTCCCTGTTCTAACTAAAGTATCAGAACCTTCTATATATGAATTAAATACACAAGTTTTATTAAATGGTAAGTTATTAAAATCTGACATTTTAATAACAAAAAAATAAATCTTTAAACCTTACTTTTAATATGAATTTGAACAAATTTATATAACATATGTTTTAACTTTACAGGAAAATCATTAAAGTCAAATTTTATGTCATTCTTAATATATTTACCACCGTATGGTATTTTAAATGTACTCTTATCTTCACTATTTTCTAATTGATATACTCTTATAAGAGCATACAATAATTCTTGACCATCACTATCAATATTTTTAACAATTTTTACGAATTCATCTTTTTGTTTTGTAGTTAAATCTTCTTCATCTACAATCTCATTATATAATCTATCGTATAAAGGAAAGTTGCTACTCATTGTATTATAATTATATTATTATAATAATAATATAAATCAATTTTATTTATAAAATCCATTTTTTTCTTTTATTTCTTGATCGTACATCATTTTATCGATAGTAGCTCTAGTTACATCATCTAAATCTGATATATTTCCTTGTGGAGGTGCTATTTTAGAGGCATCTAATTCAGGTTGACCTTTAAGTAAACAAGTCCACCATTCATCAAATTTTTTCTTTTCTAATTCTATAACTAACTCATTATCACTTATTAACCACGTCGAATCTTCAGCTTTAATTAAACTATATAACTCTCCATCTAAACTTATATCAAAATTTTCAATCTCAACATGTATTTTAGTTGGAAAAAATTTGACTTTGATATTTTTAGATTTTATGTTAGAATTCAAAGGTATGTATATAGATATTTCTTTTGCACGTTGCGTCCATCTATAATTTTCATAATCGTATCCGTTTTCTTTATTTGGTATTAAAACTCCTTTATTTTCCATTTTTTTGTATAAATAAATTAATTTTTTAAATATCAATATTTGTAGTATTAACTTTACAGTCAGGTATATTACCGTAATAAGAATAAAAAGTCTTTGATCCAAAAGAGTCATAAGTATAAATCATAGATTTACCAAATGAATCTCTTCGAATATCTTTTTTGTCTACTTTATCTATATTTTCATTATACAATTTTATAACTGTATTTACATCTATATTGGGTAATAATATAATCCCCATATATTCTTGACGTTTTCCAGATAGATCAATTACTACATCTTCAGGACAAAATTTAATTAATTTTTTTTCTAATATATCATCTAATGGTTTGGGAAGCAATGAACAGCTTTTTGTTGGTAGAACAGTTAATAATTGTTGGAATGGTGTTAAAGGAATACCTCTATGATATCTAGGATTTTGGTAGGTATTAATATATTTAATCATAGTGCTTGCAAATGGTGCATAATGATATGGATAAAACCACCTCCAAGAGGGAACTTGTTTTGTATAATATGTAATAATCCATTGCATACCTACTAAATAGCTGTGACATATTTTTTCCATATCTTCTTCTTCATTAAAGTGTTTAGAATTATACATATCTCTATATTTATCGATATCTATTTCGAATTTCTCTCCATTAAATCTCGAACAACTATCGAGAAGTTCATCAGGGAAATAAGAGTTTTTATGTTTTATTTTTTGTTGAAGCAATTCTTTCTCAGATTCAGCAATGATTTCAAAAAATTTCAATAAAGAAGTTTTACATATAACAATATTCCCTTTAGTATTTCGTGTTATATGCCCATGAACTTTTGCAACTGAATTATAAACTTGTAAAATTACTTCAATACCTCCTTCAATAATTTCTAAAGATGGGATATTAGGTACAAAATCGTTTCCAACCATGAAACATAAAAATACAAAGTCATTAATAACCCATTCAGGAATAAATTTGTGTTCTTCAGTACTATCCCATTTCATGTATTCAATTAATTTTGCACGAACAGAACCTATATCAATTAATAAAAAATTATTATTTCTGTCATATGTATCATCTCTTAATATGTAAAATTTAGGAAAATGTGTTAATAGAGACAACATTATTAAATCAGCATCAAGACCATGAATAATATAACTTTCATTATTTCTACCATATTTACGAATATATGACAATAATTTATATTCACCTTCACCGGGGACACTACTAGGTGAATATATGATTTCCAAGTTTTGCCATAAAGGATTATTTGATATTCTAGATTTGATAAACCAATCTAAATACTTGGATAAATAGTCCATAAACTGTGTACCAGGTGTTAAATTATTATTATCGAACGATTTATCGTCCTCTGTTCTATCCTTAGCATTTTTATATCTTCTTTTCCTTTGTTGATACATTTTACTTAATGGAGCCTGACCATCAACACATAAGATAAGTCTTTTATTAGGGTTAACAGTTATTAATATATTTTCAATTGTGTCGCATATATCACTAAATACGTTTAGTTGTGTCCTTTTTGTTTCTCTAATAATTATATTATGTGGTTGTTTATATAAACCATATTTAAATATCTTCTGAGTTGACGTATGAAATAAACCGTTCATATCAATTAATAAATTATCTATAGAATGATTATTCTCGCAAATAGATTTATTAACTCTGTATATATCTTTAGAATATTGTTTTCTAAACCATGAATAAAAATGAAATACTCCCATATTGTTGTATTATATATTATAAATGTATTTTTTATATTCATTTTTAATTTTTAATTTTTAATTTTTAAACTAATGACTAGTTTAAAAATAAAATAAGTTAATTTAAATACAATCTATATATTCATTCAAAAAGTCTTGTGAATCACTAATTTTTTTAATTTCTTTTTCAATAATATCAATTTTTATATTATATTCATCAGATATTTTTAATTTATAAAAAATAATTTGAATAATATATACATTTACAGATAAAATAAATGCAAGAAAGTAAAATTGATAATTTTTGAAAAATTCAATTTTCCATATAAAAGCCAATAAGGCAATAATAAAATACACAAATACAGTATTATATTTATACATTTTTTTTAAATTTTCTTTGTAATCAGTATTACGTGTATCATATATATCATGTATCTTTATTCTTAATCTATCAAGCTCAACAAAATTCTTTAGAAGACCTTTAGTATATCTTTTAGAATTATCATAATTCTCATTTTCTTCCTCAAACTCGTCAATTTTAGATTCTTGTTCCTTAATTTGAATCATCAAATTTCTGTTTTCCTCTTGCAATGTTTCATTCATCAATATAATATATTTTTCATATGGTGATGCATTCTCAATTATATCCTTTTTAACATCATCATTTTTAAAGAAAATACTAATTTGTTTAGAATCCATTATATTTATAACTTAAGTTATAAATAAAATTTATAAATCAATTTTATTTTTTTATTTACTATCAATAAAAAATGAATAATCCTAATAATATTTTAGCACCTGCTCCTACTTTTAAATACGCGTCAAACATAAAAAATGATGCATATGGTGGAATTGGAAAAATAACTGAAAGTACGTTAAGAATGAATTTTAAAGATCGTTTGGAATCTATTATGAATGAAAGAGATTCAAATGGATTAAGTGGTGGAGTAGCGAAATATGTCAATTGTTTATATGACCCAGTACCAAATTCAAAAATCGTCAACCCGACTCCTTGCGGAGGATATAAAAACCTTTATTATGCATATGGTGATCAAGAGAATGGATATTGTATTAAAAGACTCGATGAATATTAAAATGTTTAAAGAAATAAAATAATAAAAAAATGTCAACTGAATCTGATATAGATATTATTTACATCGATAATAAAATATTATCAAATTTTAAAAAAGAGAAGGATAATATTGAAAATTATAAGGATAAACTAAAGGATGTAAAATATAGTCTAACATTAAATAATTTACGACCTAATATAAAAGATATATTGACACGAACTCATAATGATTTGGAAGAATACATAGATGATCTTGAAAATGACAAATCACTAAATTTTTATATAATTGATAGTGTTGATCTATTAGAAAAATATAAGGATATATTGAATAAACCTGTTAAAATAAATTTTTTAGGTAAAGTAACAAAAAATAATAGAGACAAGAAACACATAATAGATAAATATATAGAAATTGCTAGTAAGTATGTAGATATTGAAATAAACAATAACGAAAAGAAAGATAAAATTTCATGTAAACATTGTAATAATAAAGAATTCGATATAGAAGATGGAAATATATGTATATGTGTAAATTGTTCAGCGCAGGAGTATATAATTAAAAATATATCATCTTATAAAGATATTGATCGAATTAATGTTTCATCTAAATATATGTACGATCGTAAAATACATTTTAGAGACCAGATAAATCAATATCAAGGTAAGCAAAATAGTACTGTGTCTCAAAAAGTTTATGACGATCTAGAAAAACAATTTGAGTTACATCATTTACTTGTAGGTGATAAAAATACAAATAAAATTGAGAAATTTAAAAATATTACTAAAGAGCATATAGCAATATTTTTAAAAGAACTTGGATATTCTAAACATTATGAAAATATTAATCTGATTCATTACAATATCACTGGTATTAAACCAGATGATATTGGATATTTAGAAGATAAATTATTAGAAGACTTCGACATTTTAACAGACGTTTATGATAAAACATTTAAACATATTGATCGTAAAAATTTTATAAATACTCAGTTCTGTCTTTACCAATTATTAATCAAACATAAACATCCATGTAAAAAAGAAGACTTTTCTATTTTAAAAACTATTGATAGACTAAATTTTCATAATGAAGTGTGTGCTAAATTATTTGAAATGTGTAATTGGACTTTTACAAATTTTTAATGATCTTATTTAGTTTTGTATCAACATTAAAAATTACGTGCATATATATACCTGCACTAAACATAAAAATTATACTAAACAATAATAGATTCTTACTGAATAATTTATATAATATAATATTTAAAACAAGTAATCCTAACCAATACTTATATTTCTCATTCAAATCTAATTTATCTAATCCTAATAAAAGATAAAATAATGTTCCAGTTATAAAAAAAGGTAATATTTCTTTCAACGGTGAATATAATAAAATTATCCATAGTATTAAGGCAAATATAAACGTTCCAATAATATCCACTAATGCAAATCCATATATTCTTTGTTTATGAACTCCTTCGCCAGGAAGTCCAAATTTATCTTTAAAGTCTGTGAGTTTCATAATTTATTATAAGTAAAGTAATTTATTATTTTTTCTAAATTCTGATTCTAATTCTATCCTTCTAATTTTTTCACGTTCATCATTAATCTTTTGCAACTTCTCACGTCTTGTGAGAGACTTGCGTTTCTTTTTGGACATTCTTTTTGAAGAAGATCTTCTTAAACTAGATTTTTTCTTTCTTGAAGAAGATAAACTATATTTTTTCATTTTTTATTATATCATATAAAAAAAAATGATCTAAAATTTTTATTATAATAAACATTTTTTTTATGCACTTTTATATAATTTTTTATCCATTCATCATTAATATATTTTTTTGTACTTGTTATAATGTTAGTATCAACAAACTCAGATTTTAATAATATAAATTCATCTGAAATCAATGCTTTACTAGGATTTTTCTTAAATATGTTCAGTATTGTTTCAATAAAATCCTGACCGTATATGTAATCGTCGTTAACTAATATAAAGATTGTATCACATTGACTTTCTCTTAAGATAGTTGGAATGAATTTTGTTCCTGGTCCGTAGTCTTTATTTGTTCTAAATATATTTACCATATTACTATACTCTTTAGGTATATTGTATTTTTTATCATTACATTTATATGGTATGTTCAGAGCTATTTGGTCTACTTTAACAGTTTGGTCTAATAATGATAGTATGACAGGTCTTATATTATTTATTCGATCCGGAGTTGTTGTCATTGATATAATAACTCTATTGTCAACACATTTGTTGATAGATTTGTATTTTTTTATATAATGGTCTGAATAACAGAAATGTAATGTTGTATACCTGAATAAATTGTAATAATATATCATTGATATTAATACGATTGACAAAATAATTATAAAAATATTCATTATTTTATTATATAAAAGATAATATTTTTATATATAATAATGGATACTAAAGATCAAGAACTAATTGTATTTTTAAGAGATATTGCTAACTCTATCGAAGATGATTCTATAAAACCATACGACAAACAAAGAGTTGGAGAATTTTACATGCAATATAAATTTAAAAATATGATAAATAACATAAACTCATCTGATATTGATGAGAAAGATATGATTAAATTTTTAGTTTTAGGTTGGTATATATATTGTGTTGTTCTTAAAAATAAAGGAGAAGAAGTTATATAGCATCTATATCAATTTCTCGTTTGACAGATTCTTCTTCGTCACCATCATCTTCATCAAAGTCTATCCCTATATCATTTTTATCATCTTGTTTTTCAACATCATTAATGTTTATACTTTCAGGAATTTCACCTAGCATTTTTAATCTATTAACTTCTTTAGGTGTATACTTATATAAGGCATCGCATTTAGAATCTTCAAATTCACGTATTGATACTAATATCAAATCGTTGACCAATATCCAAATTTTCTTTTTTGTCATTGTACCTCGTATATGACATAATCTGGTTTTACCATCTATACATTTACATTCTAAACGACAGTTTCCAAGTAACTTTATAACTTGTGCATATTCTTGAGTGTCTGTTTTCAATACCAATTCTCTTTCAATTTCAGTAGAATTATCTTCTTTTTTCTTCTTCTTGTTTTTATTACCACCAGTTTTCTTTTTAACCATTATTATATATTTAATTTAATTCTATAAATTAATTATGTGTTTCTAAAATTGCATCTATTTCAAACCTTATTACATCTTTATTACTATTATATGTATTAAACCTAAGAAGTTGTTTCATTAGAATATCATATACATGTTTATAATATGTGTCCATTTTTATATATCATCGATAGTCTTATAAATTAAAATAAGTTTTTTTATTATAATTAAATAATAAATGTATGATCTAATTATTATCGGTGCTGGACCAGCAGGTTTATCCCTTGCTCATTACTTACGTAACACATACAAAAAAATATTAATAATTGAAAAAGAAAGTTCAATTGGTGGAGCTCACACAGTGGAAAGAGTTAATTACAAAGATGAAAGATTGTTTTCAGAACATTCACCAAGAGTTTATATAGATAATTATACATCTTTTATTGAAATTTTGAAAGAAATAGATTATGATTTCTATGACAATTTTAAATTGTATAAATTTAGCTCATACGAAATATCCAGAAAGACATTATTATCAACATTGACGTATTATGAGATATTTATATTAGGTCTCGAATTTATGAAATTAGTATATGATTTTGATCATGGGAAAAATTATAATTTAAAAGTATTTCTAAATGATAACAAGTTTAAACCCGAATCTATAGATGTTATTGACAGACTATGTAGATTAACTGATGGTGCAGGTGTTGAAAAGTTTACAATAAATGAACTATTACAATTTTTAAATCAAAACGCATTTTATAACGTCTACGAACCAAAAATACCTAATGACTTAGGACTTTTTAATAAATGGGCGAATTTTCTTAAAACATCAGGTATTGAAATAAAAACAGATACTACAATAGAAAAGATTAATATAGAAGCTGACGAAGTAAAATCAATTGTAATATCTTCACTTGAAGAAATAGAATGTAAGAAATTAGTTATAGCAACACCACCAATGCAGTTAGTAAACATATTAAATAAAAATGAAGATAAAGTAAAATACTGTTTTGGAGATTTAGAAAATTATGCGAAGAACACAGAATACAATACTTATATATCAATAACATTTCATTGGGATAAGAAAATCAAAGTTCCTCATGTACATGGTTTTCCATTTTCCGAATGGGGATTAATTTTTATAAACATGACAGACTATATGAAATTCAATGAAAAAACATCTCAAACAGTAATTTCTACAACTTTATCAATTCTAAATGTAAAAAGCAAGTTCACAAATAAAACTGCTAATGAATCTACAAAAGACGAAGTTATTTCCGAAGCATTTCGACAATTAAAAGCATCTCTCGGTGAAAATTTAGAGAATCCGACAGTAAGTTTAATGTACAATGGTGTATACTATGATAATGAAATTAAAGAATGGAAATCAGATATTTCAGGATTTATATCAACAATGAATCAAGGATTTATTGATTTTGATAGTAAGACTATAAAAGGGATATATAATGTAGGTATACATAACGGGCATCAAAAAATTAAATATACAGTTATTGAATCATCAATATCTAATTCAATAGCATTGGCTTGTAAATTTGACTCATCAATAGAAGAAAAATATAAGATTAGAACACCGTTTGATATGACAACATTTATTAGAATAATATTAATATTTATAGCTATAATATTATTCTTAATAATAAAAGAATGTCTAATGAAAAACTATTGAATGATAAAATTCAAATTCTAGAAGATAAACTAGATCGTATGGAAAAAAAGTTAGATCAAATAACAAGTAGTTGTAATAAAATGGATAATCATATTAATTTTGTGGACGGTGTATATAGCGTAGTTAAAAATCCGTTTCATAAAGTTATGAGTTATGTTGATGGTTATCGGTTGATAAACAATCAGGACAATAATAATAGTAATTCAGCATTGAATAATGTTTAACAGCATCACACTTTTCACAATGTATGTGCATGTTTATAGTATGATAATACACAAGATTATAAAATATTCTAGTTATGTATTTAGGATAACAAGTTTTACATTTCTTACAAGTTAGATGCATTTTTGGATTTATATCACATTGATTACAGTTGTTACAGTGTTTATAATTACAAATATGACATAATTTACAATGGTTAAAGTCAGAGATAATATAAAGTAATTCTTTTGGTAAGAATTCAACACAATCCCTTATAATTTTTTTTTGATTTAGTCTTTTAAAGTTAATATAATCAATTTTTTTACCGTTTCTTAATAACATTTTAATATTAATATACTTTAACTATAAATCAAATTCGTAAAGAAATTGTGAAAATTGTATTTCAAGTTTAATTTTTGTAGGATGTTGCATAACCCATAAGGTATTTTTGCTAGATATATAACATCACCTGCCTTCCATTCTTTCGACAAATGTGTTTCATGTATTGTTAATTCATTAATAAAATCTTCTGTAAATTCAAATTCATCATTAATAATCCAAGGTTTACATATTCTTTTCATAGTTGGAAATAAAATTTCTCTTGATTCTTCGGATATTTCATCGTTTATTATTCCTAATTCTGTAGCAGATTCGTAAAAATCTTCAATATCATCGTTTATCATTGATTTATGAAACATTTTTATTTTATTTAATAATTCATCATTATATACGTTTACAGACCCGAAATCAACGATATGTAATGTATCCTTATTTTCTATAATGAAATTACCGTAATGAGAATCATTATAAAAAATATTATGTTTATATAAACTTGTGAATACGAATTGAACAAGTAAAACACCTATCTTATTTTTTTCTTCTTGTGTAGAATTATTTATAAACTGATTTAAACTTTCACCATGTATTAAACTCATACCCATAATTTTATTATCACACAATTCAGGTATAAGTGTAGGAATTTTGATAAATTCGTTATTTTCCCATATTTTATAAAATATTTCATGATTTTGAAACTCGTTTGTAAAATCAAGTTCTTCGTATAATTTAATTTCAATATCTTCAATTGTATCTGACAATGTAGAAAACATAAAGTTGATGATAGACTTTAAAATACTAATATCAGTTTTAAATTGTTCAAGTAAACCACTGTATTGAACTTTTAAAACTATTTCTTGATCATCTATGTATACTGCTTTATGTATTTGACCAACAGTTCCGCTTTTATAAACAGTTGAATCAAACGATTTTATGTTTTTAGAGTAATTTTTATCTTCCATTTTATCTAATATAAATTGTAGTGTTTCTTCTTCATTATAAGGTTTACATTCAGAAAATACATTACTGTCACTAATACCATACTGATATTTCATTATCTGTGAAATTTTAGTCAATACACCACCACAATTATCAAATACTTCTGATAAGCATTTGAGTTTCAAAGACTTTGCAATGATGTCATCGTTTTCTTCAGATAAACTAGTTGATATATATTTATATATTAATGATGCACATATCTTTCCTGTTCTTAACATTTTTTTATTAATTTTATTTAATACTATAAATTAAAAATTTTAAAAAAAAGTAGGATTTTCCTTTTCAAAAAATTGTAAGACATTATCACATATTGTTTTAAAATATTCATCATGTGTAATGAGTAAAATTGTTTTGTTTTTTTGTTTCAAATATTTTATATAACCAGCAACATTTTCTTTCGTTTTGTTGTCGATAGCAGAACTTATTTCATCTAATATAATTATTTTTGAATTTTTATTTAAATCTATACTTAGTAAATGTATTATCTGTTTCTGACCTCCTGATAATTTATCTCCTAATTTACCCACATTTTGATCTAAAAATGACCACTTTTCTTTATTTTTGTCGAGATTTTCAAATATGTCGTAGAAATTGAACTTTATAAATGTATTTATAATTTGTTCTCTTAGTTCAGGTGTATTTTTATATCCATATATAATATTATCGTAAACTGATTTGTTAAATAGTTTGGATGAGTTTTGGTTGATATAAGTTATATATTTCCTTATACCAATCTTATTATGATATATTTCATGTTCTCCTATTTTAATTGTACCTATTTGTGGTTTTACAATACCGAATATTAATTTTAGGAAAGTTGATTTACCTGATCCAGACGGTCCGTATAAACAAATGAAATTATTTTCTTTAATAGTTAAAGTAAAGTTATCTAATATTTTATTATTCTTATAATTAAATGAAACACCTTCAAATTTAATATTATAGTTATCTAAATTTATATCAGAGTATTCGATATGACTTGCAACAAGAAGTGTTTGTAAGAATTTCTCGTTATTTTTTATTATACCCAACTTATTAACTAATTCAGGTATATAATAAGACATTTCGTACATGTTGTCAAACAACCCTGATATAGATAATATTAGCTTAGTAATGTCAGTTGATAAAATTTGTTTTGACATGTACAAATTATATATAAAGTATAGTATAACTGCAAATATAATAATATTTATTATATAACCTTGATTTTGTTTATATGATAAACAATCGAGTGATTCAGATTCTTTATCTTTCGATTCTTTTAATAACGATACAAGATTTTTTAGTTCTTTGTTGAAACCATTTGGTATTGACTGAACAATATCTACATTATAAAACAAATCTTCTATATAATCATAGAGTTCATCTTTGTTTTCTAAATCTTCAAATGACTTATCTACACAATCATAAACATTATATGTTAATAAAATAATTTGTATAGGTACACATATCATTATAATTATACCCATTGTAGGGTTTATAGTATAAATATTATAGAATGAAAACAATAAAACAATTATCCTTGGTATAAAAACAGTACAGAGTAAATAAGATAATTCTTGTAATACTTTTTTAATAAGATGTATTTTATTTATTAGTACACTTACATTTATTATTTCATTCTCCTGTTCGTATTTTTTAAAGACAGCTTTAATTAGTTTAAGAGTTATAAATTTAGTAATTTCAGGTTCTAACTGTTTTCTATAATAAGAAGTAAATGTGTACGATAATTTAACTATAATCCAAAACCCTACAAGGGTTATTAAATTTGCTTTTAGTTTTTGACTATCATTTACGCTATTAAAAATATTCGCTGTCATTCTAGGTATAAATATAGAGTCAAATGTAGAGGATATTACTGAAAATATAATTGTATTTAGTATTAATGATTGATTTTCATTATATAGTTCTTTAACTAGTTTAAATAATTCATTTTCCATATTTATTATAAGGAATATTTTTATTTTTTTTAAAAATAAGGTTATTTTTTTAGTATATAACATTGAGAAGTTTCACACCACGACATTGGTGTATTTATCTGTTGTATTAGATTCAATTCATATAGATTTTTCGGTATTACTGTGAGTGCAATATAAGTATCTTCTTTTACATTATCACTTAAAAATTTAATTAAATTTTGTGTTGTATCTTTTGGAAATAACAAATTACTTATAAAAATCAGACAATTCGTTGGGAAAAATGAACTTTTCAAGTCAAATATATCAGAATTTACAATTTGTACTTTATCCATTTTTAATTTCTTTATAGCTTTAAGTGCAAATTTATATCTTTCATCTAATATTTCTACTCCTATTATAGACTTTATACCATTCAAAAATGCATAAGAAAGTGCTCTACCATTTCCGCAACCTAAATCAATAAAAGTTGTTGGTTTAGGTTTACCTATAAAATTCAATATATTTTTAAATCCCTTATGTGTAATTTCACCATAACCTAAATTATATTGTTCACCTAATTTATAATTATCAGTGGTAATGAATTTTTCTTTATGCTTGCCATATATTTTATTTATATCTGCAATAGTTATTTTTTTATTTGGACTTCGTTTCATTTATTATTTAAAATATAAAAAATTATATAAAAAATGTCAGAAATTATGATAGATTTAGAAACTTTATCTACAAAACCTAATGCTTTAATATTAACTATTGGAGCTATTAAATTTAATAGAAATGATAAAATCAAAGATATAAATAAACTAGAAACTTTTTATGTTCGAATAACCCAGGATTCATGCAAGAAACTAGATATGGATATTGATGAAAACACAGTTAAATGGTGGAATCAACAGACAAATGAAGCAAAATATGAAGTATTTGAAAACAAAGATAGAATTGATATTAAAGATGCGTTAATAAAATTATCATTGTTTCTTAAAGGTCATTCCTATATATGGGCGAACAGTCCATCTTTTGATTGTGTGATTTTGGAAAATGCATTTAATAAGTGTAATTTAGAAATACCATGGAAGTTTTGGAATATTAGAGATTGTAGAACTATTTATGATGTTGGTAATATTAATTTAAAGAGAATATCAAAAGATACGATAAGTCATAATGCACTTAACGATTGTTATAATCAAATTATTGGTATTCAAAAATTTTTTATAAAATAATTTTTTTTTATTTTGTATTATAAATATGAATAAATTATCTTACGAAGAACTCGTTAAACAAGAACTAATGAAGCAACAAGAAAAAATTAACCAAGAAGGACTAAAAATACAACAAGAAATGATGAAAAAACAAGAAGAAATGATCAAAAATGAAATGATGAGGCAAGAAGTGTTTAAAAAACAAGAAGAATTGAAGAAGCAAGAAATGATGAAAATGGAAATGAAGAAGCAAGAAATGATGAAGCAAGAAATGATGAAGCAAGAAATGATGAAAATGGAAATGAAGAGGCAAGAAATGATGAACCAAGAAATGATGAATCAAGAAATGATGAGACAAAAAATGATTAAAGAACAAGAAATGATCAAGCAAGAAATGATGAAACAAGAAATGAAGAAACAACAAGAAAAGGAAAAATTAAAACAACAAGAAATTATAAAGCAACAAGAAATTATGAAGCAACAAGAAATTATGAGGCAACAAGAAAATATGAAGCAACAAGAAATTAAGAAGCAACAAGAACAAATGAAAAAACAAGAAATTATGAGACAACAAGAAATTATGAAGCAACAAGAAATTATGAGGCAACAAATACAAAAAATTCCAGTAAATGTAATTCAATCAATGATAATGTCTTCACGACCAAACGATCAATTAAACTTAATATCATTATTATCAGCACAACAAAAAGTTGAATTAATTAGAATGAATAGATTACCGTCTATTTTAATCCAACAATTGAAAAGAGAAACGTATGAATATATTGGAGTTTTATAAAACTAATAAAAAATATTATTATTTTATTTTATTATAATAAAATAAAATGAAAATCGACGATGAACAGATAAAATATATATTTGATAAAAAATCAAGACAATTAGTAGATTTATTACCTTCTAAATTTGTATTTTTATTTTATCCTGATATAACACGTCAGATAAATAATATAGTTTCGACTTTAAATGAAGACAAATTAAAACAAATTTTTCCTGAGAAGGTAAATTTAATTACACCAATTAATACAGAAATTATAATTACCTTAACACAAATTACAAATAATCATTTAGGAAACATGTTTATAACAAAACCATTTATAAACATGAATGATGTTAAGAACACTAATATTTATCCTCTAAAAAAATCAGATTATAACGCATATTTATCAAAAATTGGACAACCTATAACTGAAGAACAGTTTGCTGTATTGCTAAAATTACTTACTGATGACCAAATCAAAACTTTACTATCAACACTGCTTCTATACCAAAAGAAAAATATAGTATCATTGTTGTCTGATAAACAATTAAAATCACTTAGTGATATTGAGAAATATGGTATATTTTAAACTAAAAATATATTTTCTTATTTATAAATCCAGTTTGCGGGTCTTCATCTTCTTCATTAATAATAAAAGGTAAACCTTCCTTTGACTCAGAATTCCATATCATGTATGCGCCATCAATAACAGGTAATAAATTCTTCAAGTATTTTTTCCTAAACTCTAAAGGGATTTCAGATAAACAGTAATTAGAAACGAGAAGACAATTATCACAATTTGAAAAATCCTCACCAAAAGTATTATTATCTTTCCATTCAATATTACTTAAGAAATCAAAATTACCAAGATAATATCTTTGTAATTTCTCAACGTGTGGTAAGTCATATATATAATATTTATTTATTTGTATATTCATTGTTTTACTTAATACATTTAAGATTAGACACAGACCACCATAACCTGCACCTATTTCGATTATATTAACAGACTTTAAATCTTTTGATTTGATTAATTTACAAATATCATATGCATGACTTATATATCTTAAGGTAGATGGTGAACATTCTAGATTATCATTGAATTTAAAAAGTCTAGGTGCACCATATTTATCATTATAAGTTGCAATAGTTTTTACATCTATCTTTTCTTTTTCCAACATTTTTAAATACTTCTTACCAAGTTCTTCATGTAAATGTTCTAACATTATTACGACATCTGGTAATTGTTTCCAATCTGTTAAGCTTTCGTCAACAATTCTGTTGCTTGTATTTTCCCAATTTGTATAAATATCCATTTATAGAATTATATAATAATGTTTAAATTAAAATGGAATGTAAAGACGGTGTATGTTCAATACCCACGAACAAATTTTTCTTAAAGTGTCCTAATTTTATAGTATGTAATAATAGACTGAATAATGTATATGATGATGGTTTATGTATGGATTGTCATTCATTATTTGGAAAATGGCGTAATTTTAATAATAGTAGTATATTAAAAATTGAAGATTCCGAAATTGAATGTCCTTTGTGTAATATTATAGATATTAATATAAAAAGACCACATTGTGAACATACTTTGTGTATTAACTGTTTTAAGAAACTATATTACGGTATAGAATTAGAAAGACCAATTTTTGGTGATCCAGAATATTTAGATAAACTAAATTATTGGAATAAGATTAAAAAATTATTTGAGACGTCTGCTACGTCTAAGTGTTTTCAATGTTCTTTTTCTTGAACTTCGTCGTTTGATTCGTTTACCGTCTGATGATTTAATAATAAGTATTTTCATTTTACGTATCGGACTTTGTCTACTTCTTTGACTTCGTCCACGTCTTCGACTTCGTACTCGTCTTTGATTTTGTTGTTGTCCCTGATTACAATAAGAACAATCATAACTTCTACAATTACATTGACGTTGTAGATTAAATAATTTACTGAATTTTAATTTACAACCATTACAACCACCATCTAATTCATAACCACTACTACATGATCCACAAGAACCATCATCACCACAACCACAACCTGAATCATATTTTTTATATTTCAACATTTTTATTATAATAAAATATAATTTTTTATAAAATAAAAATGTTTACTTTAGTAACTACTAATATAATATCTCCAGAATTGATATTAACAAATGGTATATCAATAACTACAAATCTTATAAAAAGTATAAAATATTTATCACAAATATCATACACTGACAATGAACTAAGCGATTTAATATTTACTTCTGACATATTAGAAGACATAGGGATTATAAAAAACTTTATTGAGGATATGTCTTTGAAAACAAATTTATGTAAAACGATCAAAATATGTATAGAGAACTTGAATCAATCATTATTGAATTTAGAGTATAATATAAACTCAATTACATATAAGATAGAAAATCATAAGCATTTATGGTTTGGGTTTGCACGATCGTATAATATTTCTATTGAGAAAAAACAAATTCCTATTCTGGTGAAACAAATGTATCATAGATTTAACATGTTAATACAAATATCATCAGTTATATAAAATCATTTTAAAAAATATTTTTTATTATAAAAAATGTCAACATATAAAAAATATTTAAAATCTCCTGGTGGTTCTGATAATGAAAGTATTAATACAGATGATGAAAACAATGATGATTATAATAATATTATAAACGATGGTTTATATAATTCTGATTCAGAGAACTTTCAAAAACTATATGGTGTTAAAAACTCATCGGAATTTGAAAAAAAATATCCTGGATTTTTACCATATTTTGGTGATACTTTTGGTGATGACGAAGAATTATATTTGAAAGATTTAAATATGTTTAAACATAAAATTATGGAGCTATGTGCTTTAATTGGACGTAAACCTGCAAGTGATAAAATACACGATGTTATTAAATTACAAATTATAAATGATGATATTCGTAAAAAGATTGAAGAGTTGGAAAAGGAAATTGGAGAATTGAAGAAGAAAAAAGATGAGAATAATAAAATCTTAAATGATAGACCATCTAATGAAGTTAAACGAGATAAGGAAATAGAAAATCTTGTTATTGATAAGAAAATAGAAGATCTTAATGATGAAAAAGAAAAAAAGAAGAAAGATATCGAAGATAATGATAAGAAAATTAAAGATGAAAATATAAAGATAATCAAGGAACAATTAGATAACTTAAATAATGAAGTTAAAGAAATTGATGATAAATCACCACCACTACAATCATCTTCATCTTCACCATCATCACCACAACAATCACTACCATTAAGTGATTTATCTAAAAAAATGTCTAATTTGGAAGATATAATTAAGGCACATGAGAAATTAGATCCTTTATTAGAAGGAGATAAAAGGGGGAAAAATTTAAGTGATAAACATGAAGCAGAAAAAAAACTTTTAGAATGTAAAAAAAATATTGATGCTAAGGATGAAGAAATAGCAGAATTGAAGAAAAAGATTGAAGAAAATAAAGGAAAAATTGTAAGTGATACAGAAAAAGATAAAATTATTGAAGATCTAAAAAAAGAAATTAAATCAAAAGACGATACAATTAAAGAAAATAATTCATCAGAAATTGAAAAGAAAGCAAAAGAAGAAGCAGAAGCTAAAGTGGAAGCAGAAGCTAAAGTGGAAGCAAAAGTAAAACAAGTACAAGAAGAAGCAGAAGCAAAAGTAAAACAAGTACAAGAAGAAGCAGAAGCTAAAGTAAAAAAAGCAAAAGAAGAAGCAGAAGCTAAAGCAATAGCACAATCAAGAGAAGTAGCAGATGCTGAAAAAGCAAAAAAAGAAGCATTAGCAGCTGCTGAACAAGCAAAAAAAGAAACTGAACAAGCATTAGCAGCTGCTGAAAAAGCAAAAGCTGAAACAGAAGCAAAAGCCAAAGAATTAGCAGAATTAGAAGCATTAGCAGCTGAATTAAAAAAAGCCGTTGAACAACCAAAAAAAGAAACAGATGCTGAAAAAGCAAAATCTGAAACAGAAGCAAAAGCTAAAGAATCTGTTGAACAAGCAAAAAAAGAAACTGAACAAGCATTAGCAGCTGCTGAACAAGCAAAAGCAGAACAAGCATTAGCTACTAAAAAAGAAGCAAATGCTATAGAAGCTAAAACAAAAGCAGAACAAGCATTAGCAAAAGTCAAAGAATTAGCAGATGCTAAAGTAAAAGAAATAGAAGCTAAAGCAAAAGCAGAAACAGAAGCAAAAGTCAAAGAATTA